GGGAACGGGTTGACCTTTATATTCAATTACTGTTTTAGAATCAGCAAAAGCATAGTTTGCTAACACCAAAAAGAAAGAAGCGCCTATTGCAACGCTAAGATACCAAATAAAATCTTTCAACTAATTGCCCCAAAAGTATTGACTTATAGGCAATATTATACATTATTTTTTAAAATTCTACCCAGCCTGTGATGATATATTTGTCTCCACCAATAGGGGGATTTCCTCTGTGAGTATGTGTATAAGCTGCAGGGAATATAATGCAATCTCCCTTACTTGGTTTATATCTGTAATGTTGATAAAGAAACTCTGTTTCACCTGCTTCAAAGTCATCGTTAAGATAAACAGACCATGTTAATAAACGATGTGCTAATTCTTTCGTATTACACTCTGCGTGCCAACTATGATATCCTTCTCCTGGTTGAGTCTTTTGTATCTTCATTGTATAAGACTTATGCTCAGCAAATGTTTTTATTATATCAAATTTATCTGCATATTCTTTATAACAATATCCCCAGAATATTCTATTAAATTCATTCATTATTTCTTTATGTGTATGTTGCATAGGGTAACTTGGTAAATAGAAAATGTTATCTTGTTTTTCTATTTTCATAGCTCCTTCACGTTCTTGTCGACTACCAGTCATACCACCTTGTTCAGCTATTTTATAATGGTCTATAACTCTTTGACAAAACTCATCACTATACGCTTTTTTATATACTTGTATAAATTGCATATTATCTTATCTTTCTTATTTTATTGTTAATGTAACTGCTAAAGTTATTCTATCTTTATCTGCGTTATTATAATTCCAAACAGGAGGTTTATGTATTATATTAGACGGAAAAATAATCCAATTTGCTATAATTCCTGGAGCTTGATAAATATCATTACGTATTCTAAAAATTGTTCCTAATTGTTCTTGCTTAGGAAACTGTAAATACATTACTGCACTATAATTAGAATCTTTATGTATATGCCATTCACTTATACTAGGTTTATTTACTTTATCTAAATATGCCCACATCTTTGAAATAATAATTTCTTTAGGTTTTAAACATTTTATTAATGAGTTTACTAAAGTTTCTTTTATTTTATCCCAATGAATACCTTTTTTTAATTGTAAAATAGATTTTGTTTGAGTACCAGGAACATTTTTATACTCATTAGTATCTATTTCATAGTTAATATCTTTAATTAATAACTTTATAATATCTAATGTAACTATTTGTTTATAGTTATAAACAGAAAATATCATATTACTTTTATTATTTATGATTAAATCCTACTATTAAATTTGCACCAGTTTGTTGATCTATTAAGTTAGCAGACTCAATCATCCGTAAATGAAATAATTCTTCGTCTGACACATCAATACTATTACCGTCTGTAAAAGGGATAGTGTTATTACAAAACCAACAAAAAGGTCTATTTGCATTACAAAATATCCACGCTAAATATTCTGCATACTGTCCTATAATATTTCTAACTGTTTCTCTATCAATGTTAATGTTAGATTTAAAGTAACTTGTTCCATAGATACTATGAAATAATCCTGCTAGTTGAACCTCTTCAGGTAATCTAGCAATACGCAATATATCTTCAGTGTTACATAAATGTTCATAAAAAGAACGACCACTATGTTCTATTTTATCTGTGCCTAGTGATATTAAATATTCTCTAGGAGTCATCTGCTTTAAACATTACATTAATTACAATTCTAACATCTGTATTTAATGGAGGAGTTGCTCTATGTAATATATTAGAATTAAATAATACTCCTGTATTTTCTTTAGGAGTTACTTTTTGCATTATAGTTCCGTCTTGATTATAAAAGCAAGTGTCTCCATCTGAAGTATTAACATAATATAAAAAAGATAAAAAATCTTTATCATTTGAATCCATGTGTAAAGCAGTGTCTAACTCTTTATTAACTAAATGTTTACTTGTTATTATGTTAATTTTAAGTCTATCAAGTTCAGTAATAATTAAATTACATTCTTTTTCTATAAAATATAACATAGGAGATATAACATTAAAGTAATCAGATGTTTGATTATTATCTATTTTATTATAACAATGATGAGTAAACTGACTTAATTTACTATAATCAACATTACTTTCTCTATAATAAAAAGGTAATCTAGCTTCTTTAATATCTTCTTTTATTTTATTATTAAAACTTTTAGGTAATAAATTATCAATTATTTTAATCATTTAAAATAAGGTCCGACTAACCATGTTACAGCACTATATCTTACACCTTTTGTAACAGGTTCAACACCATGTACCATATAACTAGGAAATACTAATACAGTTCCTTTTTTCTGTGGTGGATAATAAGGTCTTCCATCTGCATTTAAAAAGAATTTACCACCTTCATAATCATCATTAAGAAAAGCTAGTGCTGTTAATTTTCTAGTTTCACTACTATGAGTATGAAATGTATCTACATGAGGATTGTAATGTCCTTCTGGTCCATAAATTAATAACTCTGTTTGATTAGCATGAGTAATATCATATTTCCACCAATAGTTATTAGCATTTAATCCTGTAGCTGTTAATGTAGCTCCTATACCTATATTTTGAGGAAGAATCACTCTTTGTGTATCACGAATAGCTTTGTTAATATTTCCAGTACCATTACCAATAATAGGTGGTTCTTTTTTAATTGAGTCTTGTGTATAAGTTTTAATTAAGTTTTCACAAAAAGAGTCTGTTACATGGTTTTCAAATACAGCACAGTCTGTTAAGACTCTTTGTCCTGTAGTTTTAGGTAGTCCTAATGAATCTCTGCCATCATACTTTTGATCGGCGTGTGGCCCATCTGCATCTACATAATGTAAAAACACCTGGGCTTGCCATTGACCTTCAGTATACTGTTCTCTCCAATGTTCTACATCCATACCACGATAAAGAACAGCATCACCTACTTGCATGTCTACTTTGTTACCTGCCATGTAAATAGGCCATACGTTACCATCAAATCCTAGTGTAACAGTTGCTGAGATTTCACAGGCTGGTCTGTCAGTATGTTTCTTTAGTTCTTCTCCAGGTTTGTATAACCTAGCATAAGAGTAGGTAGGGTATAATCTTTTACCACAAGCTTTTTCAAAATGAGGTAATAAATCTTCTAATAACTTATCAAATGTAACTGTACCATGCACTGCTTCAGATATAGGACATTGAGGATCTTTAGTTGTTTCACCTCGTTCTATATAATTATTTAACTCTTGAGTTAATTCTTTGCAATTATTTAAATCTAAAAACCCTTTTAAATGAACGTATCCATTTTTATCAAACATAGTTATACTTTTTTAATCTTTCTAAAACGTCTTTATTAGCATTAATCATATTCCAATTAAATGAAATAATTGTTTTTCTTTTATCATTATATACTTGAGGACCACGATGTATAGTATAGCTAGGAAAAGTAATTAAACTGCCTTCTTTGCAATCTATTGGTAATAATTTATCATGGTTAAATGGATCAACTAATTCAGTTTTAGGTCCATCATCAAGTTCAATATAGTATACTCCAGTAAAGTTACTACCATGAGTATGCCATCCATGTGTTTGATCTTGATAATATTGCTGATACCAAATTTCATCTATACCATAAGAATTATAACCTGATCCATAAGCTAATTGAGATAAATAAGGTTTTAATAAAGGAAGAAAAACAGTTACCCATTCTCTATTAAAATCTTTTGCTTTACACCAATCAGTAGCATGTACATTATCTGAATAGTAATCATCTATATTAATATCAGAAATACCTGTATTTAATAAAGGTAATAATGTATTTTTAATGCTATCATGTTCTTCTATTTGAGTTTCTAAATAAAAACTTTCAAGAGATCTTTTAATTACTTTAATACTATATCCTCATTATAATACTTGTATAGACCAAGTTTCTGTATCCCAGTTCCATTCGTATTTTTCTATTGGCATACCTTCTTCATCAAGCTTTAATTTACCTAGTACATATTTATCTACTGCTTCAGGCATTTTCTTAAATGAAGATACACTTGGATCATACCAATACAAATCTCTTTCAACTGTGTCAGCACAGTCTTTCCATTGTAGATTTGAATGTACTTCAAAGATATTAGCTGCATCCACTACTTCTACTACCCTAAATCCAGAGTTATCTTTACCTCTAGGCTCTAGTGTACTTATTAATGCTTTTTTAGCCATAATATAACTCCTTATTAATATTCAACAATAACAACGCCTGGAGCACCTGTGCCACCAGTAGCTGAAGTATCTTGACATAGAAGAGTTCCACCTGCTCCACCTCCATAATTACCTCCTGGAGGACCAGGTACTACCCTTGCACCTCCTCCACCTAGCCAACTACCTTTTTGTGCAGGTCCTCCTCCTAAAATGGAATTACCCCCTCCACCTGCCATAACATTAGAACCTTGATCCCAAAAAGATGCACTACCACCACTACCTTTAATATTAACAGTACCTCCTGATCCTACTCCTCCCTCTCCACCAGGCTGCATGAAATAAACTTCAGGTGCAGGTGTACCTGTAGTAGAACTTCCTCCAGTAGCAGAACAATAAGCTCCAAAAGAAGAAGTACCTGCTGCTCCACCTACTGTAACAGGAACATTAGTACCTGATGGAAAAGGTATAACTTCTATAGCAGCTCCTCCGCCTCCGCCTCCACCACCGCATTTTCGGGCACCTGCAGTATAAGCTTGAAAAGGAGCTGTAGAACCACCTCCACCTACAACAGTGACTTTAACTTTTTCTACTGAACCTGGATTAGTCCAAGTACCTGGAGAAGTGAAAACTTGTACGTTTGAAAAACCACCACCTGCAAGAGTTGTCCATGTCATTGTACCATCACCATCAGAGGCTAAGTATTGACCTGCAGTACCATTACCTGGTACATTAAGTTCTGCAGCACCGACTGAGTTGTCTGTGATTTCAGAGGCTCCTACCTCATTTAAAGTAGCAAGAGTACCAAGACCTAAAGATGTTCTAGCTGTAGCGCCTGATTCTGCAACCCAATTAGCGCCATCACCAACAATAAAGTTACCGTCAGTAACTGCTAAACCGGCTATGTCTGCTAACCCAGCATCATATGCTTGTACATCAACGCCAACTTCGGTATCCATCGCTTGTTGAGCTGCTGCAGCGGTTGCAGCTTTAAATACACCTTTACCAATAGTTGTACCACCTAAGTTATCTAAAGCGCCGTCGGCTGTAGTTGAACCGGTACCACCTTGTGCAACAGAAAGGGCTGTAGTTAAACCTGATAAAGATGTAATATCTGAGTTAGCACCAGAAGCAGCTAAAGCTGTAGCATATGAAATAGCTTCAACAACGTTAGTTCCATCATTGAATACCAACATAGCTTTACCAGCTGGAACTGCTACACCTGTACCAGTAGAATTTTTTACTGTGATAGCATCAGCACAACCATTGTTTACTAAATATAGTTTTTCAATAGCTGGCACAATTAAGTTTTGTGCTCCACCTGATGTACCTGTTAAGTTAAGTCTTAAATTACGCGCTGTTTGAGTCGCGTTTGTATCTGTTAGTGTTAGAGTTACTGGTCCACTTGCGAATGTAACATCAGCTGAACCTGTAATAGCTTCTTCAATTGCGGTACCTAAGTTTGTATTAGTTGTTGTACCCCAAGTACCTGATTGTTCGCCTGTACCAATTAACTCAAATTTCAAATC